ATCTTTAAAAGCCCGTAAGTATTTGGCCAACCTTTAGTAGATTCTACGGAAATTATGTCATCAAAAAATTCTATATCAGAAGTAAGAGTAGTTCCTGATACTAAATTGTCAGAATCAAAGGAAGAAAAGTTCTTATAAGTATCTAAATTCTCAGCAAGATCTAAAACACCACCCTGATGCTCTTGTGAAATGTAATATTGCTTTAAAAAGTCGACAAAATTTGGATTGTCTTCTAGTATAAAGTCAGGAATTTGACTTTCTACAATATCGCTGACTTTTACTAACTTTTGATTTTCTACCATCTTAGGATCTTATCTTACTTTCAATGGAATAACTGGATACTGGTTCAAATCTACTTCCAGAAGCATTTTCACCAGATGAAATAATGTCTTTTACCATAGTTACTGTACTTTTACCAGTATCTAGTTTCAAGTAAATTGACTTTTTAGCAATCACATCATTTGAGTATGGAATAGCCTCAATTTCAATGATATTATTTGGCAAGGAAGTAGAAGATACATTTATATTATCTATATTGATTTCACCAGTGATATAATCAACACTACCAACATCTTGTTGTTCTACTGATTCAGTCTCACCATCAACTGAGAATAGATAGAGTCTTCCAGTTTTCTCATCTGAATTGGGAACATCTGACAAATAAACTTTTCTACTAATGCCATCAACATAGAACCCAGATGTTTTAATATTATATCCAGGGAAATCCACATGGAATCTATTTTCAAAGCAAATTAAGTAATCTGTTGGTTCTCCTATTATGGCACCAACATTTCTTCTTATTCTTACCTGAGTAATGTTTGATGTGATTGAATCATTAGAAGCATCAATGACCCTAATTGCCTTACTATACTTAAATCTCCCACCAAACTTATTTAAATCTGTAGATTGTGAGAAATTTTGAATAGCATTTACAACTTTTGTCCTCAATTCATTAACTGCTCCAACATAATTTGAGTTAAAATATACAGTTGAATACAACTCAACATATAGAACGTTAATGTCAACAAAGTTTGGTTTGATCCCTGCTACACTATACTTCTTAAGTTCAGAAAGCAAAAACTCTTTAGTCTGTTCTGATAGGTAATCTGAATTTTTTGGTTTTGCTGCAATATAAACGTTTCCAAATTTAGGTGGTGATAATTCTTCTCCACCATATGCAGTTACAGATTCAATATTTGGGTAGATTGATGGTAATAATGACTCATAATCAGAAGCAGTCACTGCTCTATATTGAGTTGAATACAATCTTGGTGCATAATACCTTATAGACTCAATTGATTGGATGTCGTCACCATTATTAGAGGATTCATCTGTAAAAATTACTCCAACCTTTGATGATTCATTTGACCCAGTATTAGATACTAATGTTCCTGAGAAATTAAAATCATTAGCACCATTACCCTCTTTACCATTGGTAGTTAAATATGAAATTTCAATCTCATTATTGTTTTCTAATTTCCTTCCAATAACTCCATCACCAAAGAATATCTCATATGTTTCATCAGAAACTTCTTGAACTAGGAATATGTAAGAATTCTTGTCTACACCTACAATATTATCTACTGGTAAGTACTCCCTAGTGGTTGAAGATTCTGAGGTTTCCTTTACGTTTACTCTAATTGTGGATGTGTCTATGTATGCGTTTGGTAAAATGTACTTTTGATTGGGTAAAGATGTATCAACAGTAAACTTTTTAGTTAAAAGAGTTCCTTCATATACTGTAAGATCTTCAAAAGATGCCTCTCCATTAACAACACCAACTGTTATGTCTTCTGGAGTTGAAAAAATGTAGGTGGTATTGTCTGAGTTGCCAGTACAAACAATTCCTTTCTTTAAAGTTACTGTGTTTAGTGAAGTATTAAGTCCAGTTACAGAAAAACTTATCTTTGCAGTAGATGCTCTTCTGGAAAGGGGAACATAACCAACGTTTCTTGCTAAAGATACTACATTTTCTCTTAGGGTTGCACTGTCAATGAAGGACTCATTGACTACCATGTTAGTGTTAAATGATGTCAGGTATGTATTGTATGCTAATACATCAATCAACACAGAGAAATTAGAACCCTCAAAGTCAAAATCAGTGAAGGTTGAGTTTGCCCTTAGGTAATCTTTAATAGATGTTCTAATCTGAGTAAAATCTAGATTAGTGAATTGAGTAAATGCTGACATTAGTATCTGGTTGGTTGTAATACAAAGGTTATTTCTTGCTGTGGAACACTTAATCCAACAATGTCATATACAATACTGACATCTATAGAGTTACTTTCTGGAAAAACACTGACATTGACCTGTCTCAAAATGACTCTTGGTTCAAAGTTTTCAATGCAAGTCCTAATTTCATCCTCAATAGGGGACTCAATTGTATTATCTGCCAACTCAAAGAAATAATCTTCAACCTTAGAACCAACAAGGGGATTAAAAAACCTTTCACCAACCCTAGTTCGCACTAGGTTCATAACAGACCTCTTAATGGCATCCTCATTTCTTAGTGAAATGATGTCGTTAGTGACTGGATTCCTTTTAAAGGAAAGGCTTATATCTTTAAATCCCCTTGAGACTGATTCTAAAGGCACTTTCTAAGTCTAATATTTACTTGTATTTATTGTGGTTTATCCATTAAATCGTCCCAACCCTTCTCTGCTGCTTCTTTAAACACTCTATCTGCCCATGTATGGTCCCCTGGGATGGGTTCAGTGCCATATTCCCAGTCATCGTAGTCATTATCGTTCCTAATATTCTGTTTTTCTTTATCATAATCCATCACTTCTTGAAGAAATTTTGCTTTTTCTTCATAAACATAGTCAGTTACTAGTCTATTAGTTCCCCACATTGCCATCATGTACTCCTCGTTTCTGTCTGATTGCATGGTTGCTCCTGATTTTGGTTAAAATCAGAACTTTTTAAGGGGTTGCTATCCCTTTCAGAGGTAGTTTCCCAAAAATATTCATCAGTATCACCCAATCTTCCCCAATCAACACCATTTTCAACTTCATAATACTCTGTAGACACCTTAAAGTCAGGTGTTTTTGGCACATCTGGGGTTAAACTAATATCATACATCCTGCATCTATTGTTTGGATACAGTGCAAACTGACCATTTACTAGTTCAATCAGGTTAAACGACTTATGTTCTTGTGGAATTTCACTTGTACTGTAATCAATTTGATCAGCACTCTCATGATAATTATCTAGAGTGCACACGTAATGCCCTCTAAGGGTGCCAAAATGTCTTGTCCTTACCTCCCAGTCCATTGAACCAACAAACTGCTTAAAGACTGTTGTAACCCCATAATCCATACAGTTCCAAAACTGTAGGTTAGGTAGATCTAGATCTGGCGTAGGAGTTTCTGGACGTGCTACAAATGCTGATATTGGCAATTTATCATACATTGCACCATACTCAGGTAAGTAGGTCTCAAAATAAAAAGCACGCCCAGGTATCGACTTTGCCGATACCCAGACGCCCTCTACAAATTCTCCATGACCATCTTGCAGGTCTCTGAGATATTCTTTTCTGACCCAAACTTTCTGAGCAGGTAAGTTAGTAATTAAACAACTCATTCATGTCAGTTTGACTAATACTATTTACCCTGACCACGATAACGTTTTCCAGCACCATTACGAGATGAAGCAGCATACTTAGTGTGCTGACCAGCTCCCTGACGAGTCTTCTTGGGTTTAGACTCAATCTTTTGTCCACCAGTGAAAGAAGGACGCTTTGCCATAATTAATTCTCCTCAGTAGTAATAGTTTTAACTTCAAGATCCTGTGGATCAGGTTTCCCTAACTTGTAGTATGCTTCAGATAGGTCGTCCATAATACTGAACATTTGTTCCTGTGTCAACCCTCCTGTGGGCAAGGGAAGATCCTTGTGCATCTGCAAAGGAGTTCCCTTATATAAGATCTGATATCTTTCTTCCATCAGATTACCCTCGTCTTCTCATGTCCAACTCTGATCTGTGGATGACACCAGATCTCAAACTCTGCCTTCCTTACTGCATCTAGACAGAAGGATACGTCTTCGCCACACATATCCTGTACTTCACCAGATTCAAAGACTTGCATCTGAGGTGCAAACCAAGGATACTTCATCTCAGGATGTTCAAATACGCCTTTCTTAATTAACGTCCAACCAAATCCAGTATAGTCAACTGTAAAAGGTTTCTTTCTATTCTGAATGGTATCAACCATTTCGTGGTTCATGACGCCTCCATTATTCTTGAAGTCGTCTTCGTCCAACCAATGTGCAACAGAAGTGGTACGTCCATCCTCAGTGGCATACCATCCACAGGCAATATCCTTGTCCATATCAAAGATTGCCCAGAAGGCATTAGTATTGAATACAATATCGCTATCAATCCAGAGTTGATAATCGTATTCTAGTTTACCTTGCCAGGGCAACTGATCAGGTCCTGCAAGTACGTTAGCACCAAGACACTTACAACGTGCAAAGTTCACCATGGAACTATAGTCTTGGGAAATTTGAATACTTGCACCAGACTGTACTAGATCAAAGCACAGTTGTACAAAGTTCTTTAAGAAGGTATATGAAACACCACGTCCAGGTAGACAGAATACAATGGTCTTACCTCGAATACGCTCTTTACAACGCTCAATGTCAAATAGTGGTTTCTGTTCTGGTTCTTTTGCTTTTACTGTAAATCCTTTAGCCATAAGATTAATTCAAGTTTGTGATGACGTACGTATCACTTCATATGATACTGCAATATTTATTCCCTGTCAATGAGAGAGATACGGGGGTACGAGACCCTATGATTCTTTCTTACTGTGACCATACTCAATCACATATTTCTCATGATACTCTGACCTATCACTACAATCAAAGTGCTTTAAAGTACCACCAAGTAATTCTGCTGCATCCTGTAGATGTTGTATGGCACGTGCTCTGTCTATCTCCTGCTTGTTCCTGTGAAATACCATATCACTCCTCGTCCCCTGGTAGTACGTGATCGTCCTCTAAGTTTGCTGTATCAATGTTAATTGAGAACTCTGAGACCTCAAAGTCGGTCTTAATGCCTGCATGGATCATTTGGGAGAGCTCTGTGAGTTGTTGTTCACATTCTGAAAGACTTCCCTCACAGAACACTCTATTCCTTGCAATCAACTTATACCCCATTTTTTACCTCCAAAAAATTTTTTCTTATAGTGGGACCCAATTATATTTAATACCTCCCACAGGCAAATTCCAATATAACTGAATTCCTCTAAGGGTCCAATCTCTGTGCCATACACCTCACCATATAAAAACCTCACAGGGGATTTTTTACCCCAGAAATTTTTTTTATTCACTTGAAATAACGCTCTCTCTTTCAAAGTTTTGTAGGTTAGGGTTCCTTGGGTTTTTCGCATTACCCCTTCAGGGTAACACAAAGGGCACAAAAACCCTGCTAATTCACTATATCATAGATCACACATTTTGTCAACCCCTATACACTGAGACCCACACATACCACTGAGACTAACACTGAGTTTTCACAAGTTTTCCACAGGTTTACACTGAGTTTTCCACAAGTTTCTAACACTGAGTTTCACTGAGATTGTGTTACTCACTGGTGTCTCACTGATTATCACTAAGACCCTGTGGAAAACTATCACTGTGCCACAAAAATCTGTGTCCTGGGGGTGTTGACTTCTGGGAGGGTTTGTGATAGAATGGGGGCCAAGATCACTAGACTATGAGACATTAACTGACATTTACACAGAATAACTCAATTAACACACTTTTTCCACAGACTTAACACAATCTGTGGAAAACTCATGTATATTTATTTTAACATTTTTATTGATTCCAACATATCTTACGGAAGTGACATTTCAGACTAGTTGATGCTCATAATCAATGGATTTAATACACCAACCAGAGGCAGTTGTTATCTCATCAACTAGGTCATCTTCATCGTCTGCTTCCCACAAACCTAGGTGATCATTAGTGACCTCTTCTTGCATGAT